TCGTAAGGTACACCTTGTTCAATATCTAAATCATAATTAGCTGCTGGCATAGTATCCTTACGTTATTCGTATTGTGTATTTGTAGCGTTCACTATAACATTCTGGTATAACCAAGTCAAGTACAAGAATCACCGTGTAGGTGAATCAAACAAGACAGATTAGATGCTAATACTCTTGAGCGCATTGATGGTCAAAGAGAAGATTACTTCCGCTTCATCATTTGTATTAGCTGAAATAATTGCGTACTTGTTCTTTAGTCTCAGTACTCTGATATAGTTCAATACTGAGTTAAAAGCATCGGCTTCAACTAGGATATCATCACAAGCCGCTTGGTCTGTCCAACCACGAGCTTCTGCCCAGCATCGAATACTCAATGGTGTTTCTATACTGTAGTTACTATCTCGGTAAAGACGCGCTTCTCTTTCGGCTAGTTGATACTCAAATGCACGAACAGGATCACCTATGATCTTAGCTCTTTGTAAATCCGCGATTAAGTCAATCCTTTGGATCATTTCATCTTTATTCATCAAGCAACCTTAGTAAAAACTAGAGTAGAATCAATCTGAAGCGTAATAGCACTTCCTGCAATTTCACTAGCGAATGTCAATTGGAAATTACCCGCAGTTGCACCATTGATAATAATCCCAGAGATACGCGCGGTTTGATTTGCATTAACTGCAGTAACACCAGTACCTAGTACGCTACCTGAAACTGTGTCTGCTGCATTTGGAAAAATCTTACGTAGTGATGTAGCATTCGCTGTTGATGCCACGGGTACAACTACTTCCAGCATAGGCTCACATCCAGCAGGAGAAGTAAACCCAAGGTTAATACCTGTGGTTGTAGCGGCTGATCTGAAGGTAACAAACGCCTCACACATGTAAACACCGCTAGCTTCCATAGGTGCAACAAGCGCAGTAATATTAGCCAAAGCTACAACGGTTGATGCTTGCGTAGCTACTAGCCTAGCAATAACAGGTGCTGGTGCAGATGAACCACCAGAAGATGCTGCAATTTCCTTAACGGAACCGTCTGAGTGTTTAGTATAGAGTTTTGCGTCGGCTGTATTGACAGCTAACTCTCCAATGTCTAGGTCAGCAGCTAAAGGTACTTTACCAAGAACAGTGGATTTTTTAGTGATTAGTCTAGCCATATTGATGACTTATATTCAGTTAGTATTTAGAACGTACCGCCATCCACTACATCAACAGATAATGTAATGAAAGCGTTAGCTGCGTCTTTAGTAATTGCTAAGCTAGAGCTAGCACGTATAACACCGTTAGTACCATCAGTTCCCCATAGATAACCCGCAGTACCACCAGCAACTACAGCAACCTTTTCATCCGAAGAACCCACTGGAATATTCAGTGCAGTCTTGAAAGCATCAAATGTAATCTTCTTTTCTTTTTGACCAGTAGCCTGAGAAGCATCATGAATAATCAAAAGATCAGATGCACCATCAATACTAGGTAAAGTAACCAGATCATCAATAGCTGGAACTACGGGTAGTTTAGTGGTAGCATCTGTAGCTGCATGAAGAGTTCCACGGTCAGTTGAGAACAGTGCTTCACCAGCTAACATATTAGTAGTCGGTAGATTAGCTTTAAGACCTCGGCGCAATTGTAAACGTGCCATTATATTCCTTGTTTCGTTAATTTATTAGAATGTGCCACCATCGACACTCAAATCTTGAACATTTCCGTTAATTGGCTGTTCAACACCATTTTCTGCTTTGCTATAAATAGCCCCTTGACTGAAGTAAATCTTTACTGCACCAGCTTCATTAACTTGTACAGCAGCGTGGTCAACATCAGGCAACTCAAGTGCTTGTAGAATTTTCATATTAAGCTCCTAGTCCTGTAATCATCACAGATAAATCCACAGAATTAACTCCAGTTGTAACACTGATTGAGTTAACGCTGATTGTTTGAACTGAAGTAAATACTTGAGTTCCAGCAAGTACAGTATTTATACAGAAAGCATCCTTATCTACTAGATTTAGATTATGTGTCACTACCGTTGGAACATTAGCCACTGTACTTACTTTAGTGAAATACGAAACAGGAACTGGCGCTGCAGATAAAGAAGCATTGAATGCACTAATCGAGGTATTACGCCAAAGACCGTTTGTGTACGTCAGTACATCGCTTTCTTGTGGAGATACAATACCTACATCTGGTAGTTCGCTTAACTCAGGGTCGTTGATGATGTTAACGAAGATACTACCAAGTACAGCGTGTGATCTTACGCAGTATCCAATGCGTACATTTCTATTTGGACTGACTGGAATAATATCTGTAACACCACCAGCTACAAAAGGAGATAAATACAGAACAGCACCTTCAGTAAAAGCTGAGGTATTAATGTCACGTACTAGACCACTTACTGTAGCGTACCCTTGTTGGTTGTGCAGCACAGGTTCAGTAACCATAGCAAAAGTAGCGTTGGCATTAATCTCTGTATTTGACTGCGCTAAAACAGCAGATAAACGATTACCCTGTGCTCCTACTATGCGTACAACCTGCATCTCAAGCATGTCAACACCAGTATGGTTAACGAAACGAACAATCTGCTCTTGACCGACTTGTAACGTTACATTACCACCCTTCAATCCAATATCAACTGTACCATCTATATCGTTCCAAGCCATCTCACCTTCGTTAACAACGTAAGCAGCTTCAGTATTGAACTTAATCCAGTCAAAGAACGGAGTAGTAGCTACAGTAACGTACTGCTCGATGTACTCCTTGAGGACTTGTTCGTTAGTCCTGATGGTGTCTCCGTTATCAAACCTAAGAATCAAAGCACCCTTAGTATCGAAGTTAGCACCAATGAGATTACGTCCTTGGCTCATAGAAGCCTTTAGAACGTCCTCAGTTGCGTCAAATGGCTCTGGTGTATGAATGGTACTACTGAACCAGTTAGAAGAGCTTACAGACCGTTCTGGTGCGTCCTGCTGTGGTTCCTGTGGTTCAACTTCAGGAGTCTCCTTAGCTTTCTCTACAATATCAAGGATAACCTGCAGATGTTTAGGAAGTTTAGCCTTCTGTACAGCCTTGGCATTCTTAGCTGCAGTCAACCCAGCAACAATAGCATCCTTCTCGGATTCACCTTTAAGTAAAGCCGCGTTGGCTACCTTAGAGAATGCTTTACGTTCTTCTAGTGAAGCATCCTTCAGTGCAGGTAGTGTTTGATCTTTCAGGATTCCCCAAGGCATAGATGCTCCTATTATAATTGTTTCGTTAATTGCTTCAGGATTAATTCCTCGTTGACTTTAGGTAAACTAACGAGCCAACGTCCGTACTTATCAGTAGCTCTACCTTTGATACTCAAGATTTGAACTTCAGTACCAACTGGATATACACCCGCAGAACAACTCTGCGCTTCTCTGTAGTTAATCTCACCGCGTTCTGGTGTATCTACATCAAGTAGCCGAAAGCGGATTTTACTCATTACATTAAACCCGAGATCAACGATGGCATCGAATGTGTCACCGTCAATCCAACGAGTAATGATTATTTTGTAGTTATAAAGGCTCACGATAAGTCACCATGAGAAGTATCCGCGTCACCTTTGATTACTGCACCTTCAAATACAGGTGCTGGTTTAGTTTTCTTGTGACCTGCGGGTGGTTTATAGCTTTCTACTTGGATTTCACCTGTGAGTGGATTTAGTCTCCCCAGAAGACAATGGAAGAAACCCCATGCGATTCTGGACCTACGGAAGATGAGGTATGTTTCTTCTCCGGGTTTAGCTCTTTGTAAGAACTTAGGTAAAGCCCAGAATACGCAATTGGATTTCATGTTCAGCCTGTATTTTCTAAGTTGTTAGATGAAGTATCTTCGCCAGATACAGAATTACTCGTACCTTCGCCCATTGTAGCTAAACCATCTCCACTGCGGGAAGTATTACCTGTGAGTTTATCCTCTTGTACGGGCATATCATCAGGAAGTGGGTCAACACCGATACTCATACGCACTACGTTCATTACTTCGCGGTCACGTTCTAGCATACCTGTGGAACTATATCTCTGTATTGATTTGCTTAAACTTTCCAGATCAGTATTATCTACACCATCAAAATCAAACGAGCCAAGCCTTGCTGTATTCCAACCGTTCAGTTCAAAAGTCTGAACGAGCAAATCATTGTTGAGAACATCCTTAATATTCTTCAGCATTGATTCAGCAGCAGCACCAGTCATTGAATTCTTGATTACACCAAGGTTGAAGCTGCCACCTTCGGATGAACCAAAGATAAGCACTTCAGCGAATAAAGCAACGTAGATCGCTCGTTTGTAATAGTCCTTAATCTTGTCTGAATCAAAGGATTTCTTTCCGCCTTCATTGGAGAGTAGCTTCAGGTCGAATAGGGGTTGCTTTGTCTCAGGATCGAACGCTTGAGGTAAGATAACACCGGACTGTTGATTCTGCTGTAGGTTCCGAATTACATTCTTGTAGTATTCGTAAATAGCTTTCTGATCCGTGCTTGCGTCAGTGCTCATATACTGTGGTGGAATCTTGAGAATGGGTACTCCCGCCAAGTCCTTAGAGAACCCAACGACTTCCATCTCTTCAATCGCAGTTAAGTACTTCCAAGAACTATAAGCATCACGTAAATGACTTACACCAAATGGATTACCTTTGTGTTTACCAGTACGGAACAGCAAGAACTTGCTTCTAGGTAGCACAACCTCTTGTGAACTGCGCGCTGTATACCGTCCGTAGCTGTCGTTGATCGCTGATAGATTCTGCTTTACACCAAGTACATCCGAGCCATCATCTGAGAAGATGAACTTCTCAATAGTCTCTTGGTTACGAATCGCTAGTTTCTTCCAGCCAATAACACCATCGTCATAGCGAGAGCCGTTACTCTTGTACCTACGGCGGTATACCTTTTCGTGAATACTGAAGCCATATACCATCATTGATAGAATGTCATTGATGAATTCACGCCAAGTACTACCGTCCAAATCCTTCATCATTTCATTGATGATTTTGGCTTGGTTAATCTCTTCGGGTGTAGCGTTCTGTGGTGGTACGTAGCTCCACTCAACTTTACCGATGATATTCTCGTACAGTGTTAACGAAGAATTAACAGAAGGACTGTACGTCATCTGTTTGTAGATTTTAATGTTATTGGGCCAGTTTAACTCGCGCTTAAGTTCTTCAGTGGAAACACCGCCGAATGTACTCAAGCCTAAACTTCCCATTTCTGACATGCGGAAACGTTCAGGAGTATCTTGTGAAAGTGCTTTGGTAATAGGTTCTTTTGTTTTACGTGTTGCCATTAGTCAGGCACTCCTTATGTTATATCTTGGGTGTATCTGAAGATACTATTGGAACTCACCTTGAATGATTCTTGGCGCGTCACCGATGGGTAGATCAGGCTGGGAGAATCCTAGGTTAGAATAGCTAGTGGACTGCTGTAGATCGGGGAGAGTGAACTGCGGTAGTTCTGCACCACCTTGGTTAAGTACGTAGATTGCATCCGATAGCGTATCGCAAATGTCATCTTTTCCGTGGTTTTTAGCACCGTTGAAATTCTCTAATTCCTCAAATGCTTCTTCTAACCACTCTGACTTAACGAATTGAACTACCCCTGCTTCAGCAAGAGCAGAGAACGGTAAAAACCTGAGTAGTTTTGACTTATTAGATTTTACAATCCTACAAGAAACACCCAATTCAGCTAAACGGACTTTAATTGTATTAGAGTAAGCAATACCAGCAGAGCCCGGATCACAAGCTATGCACTGGACTGTTCCCGGTGGGTCGTCCAAGGCTGTTGCATAGATTAGCTTTTCAACTTCGTGCGGTCTTTCACGGATACTCTGAATATCTTCTACGGTATAAAGACTGTTTTTATCTTTACTTACCAGTGTTCCTCGTGTCCAATCTGGATCAGGCGAAGCAGTAGAAGGTTTTGTGGCTGCTAAATCCCACGCCCTTACCCTGCGTGTTGCAAGTACATTAGGGTATGGCACAACTTTACAAAATAATCTACTGAAATAACCAGCCTCTTCTTCGCGTGCTGTCCAAGAACCGTCTAAGAAAATCCTACGCTTAATGTCAGGCAAGGATTTTAAGTTAGTTATGTAACCGGGGTTTGCACGGAGAAGTGGAATATTCTGACTAATGTGCGCTCTAATACTTCTAAAGCTCTGTACGGGTGTTTCTAAACCCGTGCCGTGAATAGCTTCAGCTTCTTCTCTAGTATCATACCACAAAGGTTTATTGTTTTGAAGTATAAAGAATCTCTCAATATTGGATTTATCCTCAAAAGGAATTCCATTTTCATCCAAGTAGAAATCTTTAATCCAGTGATAGATACCATGATTATAAGCAGGGTTAGTTGCCCACATCATTTGTGGCTTGTAATCCACATTGGCGTTACGCATACGTCCCATCAGCGGGAGAATCATCTCCTCAAATGGAAACAATGTTGCTTCGTCAAAAATAACCAACGAGTACTGTGCACCTAAATGATTATTAATATCAGATAGATGCTGTAAATGCGAGAATTTAATCGTTGAGTTGGTAGATGGGATATATATCTCCAAATCTCTGCTACGAATAATAACGTCCTTACCGAACATTTGTTTAAATACTGTCGTAGCTTCCTGCCAAATACCGCCATTTTGCCTCAGTTGTGTACTTGTTCTACGAAAAACAACGGCTGTTGTATTTTTCCGCATAGCAAATTTAACTAGGTTAATAATAATTGCAAAAGTTTTACCGGCCTTGATTTTCAGCAGAGTTCGTTAATTCTCTGCCCGTTATTGCTAATGCATTAACTGCTTATAGTCACCTATAAGAAAAGACTATCTCATATTCCATAAATGGAACCCATGTACTTCGAGGTACTTACCTCTACTCCTCTGCCGAGGATAGTCGTTACACGTTCCCATCTCTGGGCTTCGCTCGGTATTGTCTCCGTAGAGAGTTTCACCGAATTCACATGGTTTGCTATATGGATTACTCCATAAAGGGGCTAAGTTAACCCGCTGAACCTGAGTACAAAGTTATCGTACTTTCACTTTTTAGGAACTGCTCCTGTGGTACTGAAGCAGGGGCTAGTGTAAATTTCTCAACTGCCATATTGTTCCTTTATTTTATTTAGCTCATCTAAGAGCTTATGCTCTATTTCTATTGGATAGCACTCTGTAAATCCAGATTCAACCATGTACTCCTTCATCTTTACTTTAGAGTAATTGAAGTTAGCATAAGTAGCATGCACGCTATTTTCAAGTAATACAGCAATAGCTCCTGTTGGAACTTCTACAGTCATTAGTAACTGAGTTTCACAGCCATCAATTAACTTGTAATCATACTTCCTGTATTCTGGTGTTTTACTGTACCCAAATTTTAACCAAGTAAAATCCTTATGTTTTATCTTAAACAAATACAGTTTATTCGGAAAGTGTAGATAACCTTTTTCACATTGCTGGCAAGTCCAATGACCTGCGCGAATATGCGCGGGCTTGTTCAGTAATGTATGACCACAAGGTGCAAGGTACTCGTGCTTTCTACCGATTGACTTCTTAATATAGATTAAACCAGCAGTAACTGCTTCCCTTTGCATTTTTGCATTAAAGCAAGTCTTACACTCAAAATTTCCACTGCGTAGATTAGATAAACCTATAATAATTTCATGACCGCACTCATCTACAATACATCTGCGGAATGTTTTTGGTAATATCTCAGTGACAGTTAATCCTTTTGATTTTGCAGTAATTGCAACCTCATCCCCGTGGCACGTTCTGCACTTAACACTTCCATCAATTAAGTGTGTTCTCAAAACTTCACGCTCAGTGCCGCAACAACCAAAGGAAACTAATCTGTATTGTCCATTACTTCCAAGAAGTTTGAAATTTCTGGAATCACAAGCATCTTTTACTTTATTCTCAAGACATTCTGTGCAAGAAAACTGCCCATTTCGGACATCCCCTGTCGCAATATCACGAATATGCCCACACTCCTTAAAGCGGTACTGCCTACGGTGAGTGCCAGAAGCACTTGGACCAATGAGATCAAGACCTCCAGAAAGGGCCTCATTCTCAAGTCTATTCATAAAGCATTTATAGCAGGATACTGATTTATTCTTCAAGTAGTGCATAGCGTTGTTGCTTAGAAATCCACAAACATTACATCTACACAAAAGCATTGATCTATTTCCACACTCAATTCCTGCGCCATCACCTATTACAGTGAATATTGTACCAACAGCGGTCAATTTTAGTGTTTCTTCAGTGTGCTTTTGACGCTTAATAAAGAAACCTATCTCACTGTCAGGAATAACTTGTAGCGCAAGATCATTCCTATTCTTTTGTTTGTCGCGTTTAACGACTTTATCTTTTTCCATTATTTTCCCTAATAAATACACCTCGATAAATAACAAGGAAATGAGCGAGGGAACTCACTTGTCGGTCGGCCAACCTATCCTGTTAAAACTTACTATTCTTCGTTGTTGATGATTTTAAGCGAAAACACAGGCTTGTTGTCTTCCTGCATCGGGATTGCG